AACTGCGTGAGCAGATCGATGACAGTTTTGCCGATAGATCTAGAAAATCGGATGGTTGGATTTCAGACGCTAGGCATCAAAAAGTAAAATCGGATCACAACGCCTTGCCTTCGGGTGAGGTTTGTGCCATTGACATTACAGCAGATCTAGGTCAAGCCGAAGGCATATCTGCCTACCTTGCCGATCAAATCCGAATTGCTGGCAAAACAGATAAGCGGATCAAATATGTAATTCACAATCATCATATTGCCAGCAAACTATTGAACTGGCGTTGGCGTAGATACAAGGGCATCAATCCCCACACCAAACATATTCATATTTCATTTTATCCAAAACAATCAGGAGAGTTCTTTAACATCCCACTACTAGGAGGCAACTAATGAAACTATCAAACAAACACAAGGCTGCAATTAAGTCATATTTAAGAGCTGTGGCTGCTTCCGGCATAACTGTTCTTTTGGCAATTGTCGCTGATATTCGTCCAGAATTTGCAATCTTGGCTGGTGCTTTGGTTGCACCTATTGCAAAGGCATTAGATCCAAAGTCCGGCAAAGAGGCTGATTATGGAATTAATGCCAAATGACCGCAAACGAAATCATTGGTATAGCCGTTGGCGTATGCGCCGTATCTACAAGTTTATTAGTGGGTCTGCGCTGGGTTATTAAGTCTTACTTGAATGAGTTAAAACCAAACGGAGGATCTTCAATCAAAGATCAGATTAATCGACTTGAACAGCGTGTCGATGATCTGTTTGTTTTAATGTCTAAGCGATAATTTTATTTATGGCGAACACTCGAAAACCTATCAAACGCAAAAAGATCAATCGTCGTGTCGTTCGCCAATCTCCTGAACCATTAACAAAGATAGATCAGCATTACACCGCATTGCATGAATGTTATAAAGCAGCTCGTAAAGCAGGATTTACACCAGAACACGCATTCTGGCTAATGACCGAGCATAAGACTTTCCCTGATTGGATCGTAGGCGATGGGGGAATTATTCCTTCCATAGATCCAACTGACGATGAGGATGACGATTAAGCGATACTTAGTAATAAGTGATTTGCAAATTCCATATCATCATGAAACAGCCGTCAAGAATGTTATTAAGTTGGCGAAGCGTGAAAGATTTGACAGCGTTCTATGCGTTGGCGATGAAATCGACTTTCAAACCATTAGCCGATGGGCTGAAAAAACACCTTTGGCTTATCAACAAACTTTGGATGATGACCGCACAGCTACTCAAGAGATTCTGTGGGCTCTCACAGAGCACAGCCGAGAGGCTCATATTATCCGCAGTAATCATACTGATCGCCTTTATAACACTTTATTAAAAGTTCCGGGAATGATCTCACTTCCCGAATTGCAATATGCCAAGTTTATGGATTTTGATTCAATGGGCATTACATTCCACAAAACATTCTTTGAATTTGAAAAGGGCTGGATCTTGGCTCATGGCGATGAAGGCAACATGAATCCCAACGCTGGACAGACTGCCCTAAATCTTGCCAAAAAGGCAGGAAAGAGCGTGGTTTGCGGTCATACCCATAGACTAGGTATGTCAGCCTACTCAGAGGGGCTCTACGGGGCTTATAGACCCCTTTACGGAGTAGAAACCGGCAATCTTATGAACCGAGCAAAGGCTTCTTACACAAAAGGGCTCGCCAATTGGCAAATGGGCATCGTCATTATGGACTGGGATGGCAAGAATATGAATGTGCAGATGATCCCAATTAACAAAGATGGAAGTTTTACAGCTCTTGGAAAGTCTTATGGGGCGTGAAACAGACTATATCGACCGCACGATTGATGACCATATCGATGATTTTGAGGATATTAGCGTTATCTAATCGTTATAAAACACGCCGTAAATCAGGTAGATAAAGAACTTGATTTAGGTCAGACTTTATGTATTCACAGAGATACTGTGGATATGTAAGGGAGCAACATGAAGTTAAGTGAAAGAAAATGCGAATGGTGCGATGGCATCACTCGTGGAGATGTTTGTCCAAGATCTTTGGAATGTCCTACTTGCTCAGCAGCAGCTGGATTAAGTTGCAAGCGACCATCTGGTCATCGTGCATCAGAAATACACACTCAAAGAATTAAAGCTGCTTATGCAATTGATGATGCCAATGGTTTTGATTGGAAAATTGCTTATGCAGATAAATTGGCGGTGAATGCATGAACGCATGGCTAGAGGCAAGAGATATGGGTTTTGTAATCATGTGGGCAATTGTCGGTTTGACTTTTGCTGCATGGATTATTTATGAGATCAAAGATACCGCATTCCAGAATGGATATTGGAGAGGTCGGGCTCATGGGTGGGATTCACACCGCAGACTAATGAACACTAAAACCAAGTCTGATGAGGTTTTCGATTATGACAAGCAGAACTGAGTTTTTGGATGAGATCGCAACAATCCTCTCAGCTAGAGGATCGGTTTACGGAAGCAGTCAAAGCAATCACGAGCGAATCTCAGAATTGTGGTCTGCTTATTATGGAGATTACATATCTCCAATGCAGGTCAGCATCATGCAACTGCTCGTTAAGGTCAGCAGACTTGCCGAAACTGCAAATCACCAAGATAGTGTTAAAGACATCATTGGTTATGCAGTCATCTATAAAGAATTGCACGACCACTATGACCAAGAGTTTGGAGTAGCAGATGGCATTTAATTTAGAAGATTATGAAACAGTCGAATCAAGATTGGAGAAATGGCATGGAAAATTTCCAGACAACAGAATCGAAACTGAACTCATCGAGGCATCTAACACTCGATTCATTGTATTTTGTAAATTATTCAAAACGGAAGCGGACGCAAAGCCATGTGCAACTGGGCTTGCTTTTGAAACAATTTCGGATCGTGGTGTTAATTCAACTTCTGCATTGGAGAATTGCGAAACTTCAGCGATTGGCAGAGCACTTGCAAACGCAGGTTTTGCAGCTAAAGGCAAGAGAGCATCTAAGGAAGAAATGAGCAAGGTGGTTGCACCCTCATCTTTTAAGGAGAAGTTGGAAATCCGGCAAAACATGTATGGCAAGGCTGGATCTAAGTCAGCACAAATTGAAACAATCTTAAGAGATAGTTTTGAAGCTGATAAACCTAAAGATCCGGTTGCATGGTCTGTTGGAGATGTTGTTGCTGAGATAGGTGCATCGATACCTAATGAGCCACCGGCGTGCCAACATGGGCATATTCTAAAAGAAGGAATCTCTAAAGGAGGCAAGCCATATTATGGTTATGTTTGTAAAGCAAAAGAATGCCCACCTTCTTGGGCAAAACTTACAGCTAACGGAAAATGGTATTTTGAAGGAGGTGAATAAATGGGTGAATTACAAATCATTGACGGCTCTGGTCTAACTGCAACTTTTACAGATGATGGAGTTAAGGTAGAGCCATCAACAACATATTGCGACTTATGCAACGATGACAGATTACTTCATGAGGGCGATCTGCTTCGATGCTATAACTGCCACGCAATCAATCGAATTCCGTATCATGCCTAATTACGAATACGAATGTGATGGCGAGGGGTTGAGTATTGTATTGGATCTTCCAATGGAGCACGAAATCCCTTGTTGTCAAGTATGTGGGGCTAAATTAAGGCGTGTCTATTCAGCAGTTCCGGCAATATTTAAGGGAACTGGATGGGCTGGTAAAAGTGGTTAAATTTAAATGCAATGGCTGCTCTGGTAATACTGAATTCATTTGGCTGGAAGGTTATTCCACAGCTCATGGATTTCGGGTATATCAATGCCTAAGATGCAATTGCATTGGAACAAAGAATCTAGCAGAAGCAACTGACACTCAAGAGCCTGTCATCAGATGCACTAAATGCGGGTCTTGGATGTTTGTAGATCAGGAGTGCCATACATGTGCGCTAATCATGACGAAATGACACACACCATCAATTGGACTTATCAAAACAAGCTGCGCGAGCAATGGCTTTTAGATAATCCAGATGCACAATACATAGGATGGATGTCAATATGACTTGCCGTCTGACCTGCGGTTATGCCGATAGATTTGGAATGATGTGATACCCTTAAACGCAAATTCGCTTTCAGAGCGAAAGGGCGATCTGCGAAGCAGAAAGATCGCAAGGTTTGGTTTGGTGATACCTCTGTTCATAGCCTTAAACATAGGCTTATTAAAAGATGATTCCGTTGCTTCATTAGATAAAACAAATCATTACAGACAATGGGCTTTTATACAGCTTAATGATTTAGATCAATTTTACTGTTTAGATGAATTAAATTTTAAGGAATCAAGATGGAATCCAAAGGCTAAGAATGGTAGTCATTATGGTATTCCACAAGGTAGGTCTAAATGGTTATCGACTGTTGATGGATACAAACAGATTGATTGGCAATTAAAATACATAAAGAAGCGATACGATAATCCTTGCAATGCATTACAACATCATAAGATTAAAGGCTGGTATTAATGAGTAAGTCAGCTCTAAGATCTACTGGTTCAACCAGACATTGGAGAAAGATCAGGGAACGCATACTGCGATCTGGTCAGTTCCTTTGCGTCTATTGTGGGCAAGAGGCTGATACTGTCGATCATGTGATACCTCGTAGGCTGGGTGGAAATGATAGTGATGACAACCTTGTCCCTAGTTGCAAAAAATGTAATTTATCTAAGGGTGGGCGGTTTTTTGTGAGCAAGAGAACAC